TGTTGTTCTACTACAAAATGTATTATCTTTCCATTCACGTGGTTCATAACTTTCAACTTTAAGTTGAATACCATACAAAGTCATATAATTCAATATTATTTTAACATCTAAATCTGTGTAAAAGATACAATCGTCACCACATATAACTATTTCGAAATGTTCTTTAAAATCTTCATAACTATATTTATTTTCATTATAATCTTTACACCAGTGAAGATATGCCAAAACGAATAAACAAAATACGTGTACACAATTCGTTTCAATAGTATTAGTAGTTCCTGAGGCATTACCACCTCTTTTTCTAAGAATGAACCCACCATACCATAAGTAACAATACCACATATCCCACCATAAAAACCACATTATTTTATAATTTTCATCAGTTTGATCTTCTTTTTTCAATGACTCCCATCTTAATAAGAATTCTATATAATAAAATAGCTCTATAACTGTAGAATCACATTTGCTAATATCAAAACAATAACATTTTTTAAATTTTTTCTTTTTCATCTGCCAAGAATGCCATCCTCCATCAAATTCATTAAACCCAATAAACATAGGTTGATCTTCTGGATTAAGTGCTATTCTATGGTTAAATTCACAACAAAATCTCATCATATTTAAATGATAAGGAAATGGAGCAACACAAAAACTTCTATATTTCTTATTAATTATTTTTTCTTTTTCCGCAACCATGTTTTTAGGATAAACAGTAAAAATACTGTTATACAAATTGTCTCTCAATTGTATATGCGGAGCTAAACCCAATTTAATCCACATCTCTCCTTTAGTTTTAAAATAATATGGTGCATCGGTCCAAGGTCGACCTGGTGATTTAGTCATATCAACTAATAATATACATTCTTCAAATGACAGTACATTACACCCTCGAGTTAAGGGTAACCACTCTCTAAAACAGAATTCTTTAATTATATCTAATTTTTCATCGTCAAATCCATAATAATTTCTTTCTTCATATTTAGTTAATTCTGATGCTATATTTCTCATTTTTGTATTAGTTCTAGCCCATTTATCAGACTCTATTTTATGTATACTATATAAATATTTACAAACATTTACATCTCTTTCATTACTAAAAGCTTCTAATTGTTTATCTCGTAATATATTATTCCACGAAAAATATTCTTCAGCTATATAAAAAACACTAAAACCCCTAAGTTCTTTTGGATATATTTTTTCCAACCATTCTTCAGCTTGTTTTCCTTTAATTAATCTATTTGATACATTAGGATAGTATTTTTCTAAATCATCTTGAGTAAGATTTCTTAGGGGAGCTAAAAGTTTTTTTGACCGTTGATCCACATTATTAAATCGGCATCAAACGGTAACATTACATTATCTTTATCATTCCTTTCATCTCCACCTACAGCAATTCCTACACAACAACCTTCTGCATCCATAACTGGACTACCAGAATATCCTGGTAAACTTGAATTACTAATATCAGCTGTTTCTTGATTCTGAATTTCATCATTCCATCTTGAGGACATACCTCTAAATTTTCCTGTAGTTCTAACAAAACCATATGTTTTACTATCTCTAGCTGGTGTAGTGAGATCAACACTAACTTCTTTATTAAATATCTTGAGTTTAACAGGGCATAAATCAAAT